TGCAACCAATTGGCGAGATATCATTCTCTTTCCATCTGTCAGGTAATGGACCTTGTGCTGGTGTTTCCTGTGTTTCTGTAATGACCAGTGTCTGTGCTGGTTACAGGTATGTTGTGTTGACAATACAGGTAGTGAGACAAGGGCCTAATTACTAACCATATGTATTATGCCTACTTAACTAGGTATTATACCTAATATGAGTATTAATATGGGCTAGTAATGCCTCATCACTACCTATTAGGGGTATGGGTCACTATTCAGAAAGGGGTATATAGGGGGTTAGGGGTCCCCTACCATAAAGTATAACAAAGTACCTAAAGAATTTCTACAATAAATTATGGGAAATGGGGTCTTGTAGGCATAAAAATACCCCCATGAAGGGGGTGGTACATCTAATGTGGTTGGCCATACGGCAATACGGTGCCCATTATTACTTATGGGAATACAATTTACCTATATGCATCTTAGTGGATATAGGGGTTCCCATTATGGGGGAGTATGAGGGGGTAGAAAGAGGTAGTCTCACTTCGTTCGACCACTATGGATATTATACACCTCTGAGACGATTTTGTCAAGTCTTTTTTTCACTTTTCTGAAACTTTTTTATAAAACCTTGATTTTAAAAGGTAATTTAAGGGGTTCTGAAGCCTAAGATAAGAGAAAAACCAAGGTAGAAATGACCTGTAGACATGTTTTTTGCACACCTGTTTTTAATGAAATAGCATATAAAATAATTTTTTTTAAAAAAGTGAAAAAAAGACTTGACAAAACGCTCACCAAGGTGTATAATAGTAGTATAGTGGAAATTTGATAAGGAAATCACATGCTCTCAAACATCAAAGCAATAGCGGTGGCACTTGGATTGGCCCTGTCAGTTTCCGCTTGTAATACTACTACACTGACACCTACACCTCCTGCGCAGGAAGTTGTGTGTACTGAAGAGAAACCGAATCGGGAACATGTTTATACCTACTACGTCGTTGAGAATGGATATCAATACGTAGGGGCTGTAAAACTGATTGAAGGCGAAGACCACACCAGTGTGTATAGGGCGTATGGTATCCCTGAACACTGGGATGTAAAGGAAGTCTGGACATTCCAGCAGTATGTGTCCGCTTTCGGCACTTGGATTATTGTAGATGTTGCTTTTGGTGAGCACTGTGTACTTGGCTCCCGTCAGTATATGGACCCGGAAGGTTTGAATGCCTAAAGTATCAAAGAACTTCGACTCTGAGGAGTTTGAGTGTAGAGGGTGTCAGGATGGTAAAATGCCTATCTACTGCTCCCATGGATACGAACCCCTCTGTAACGTGGATGCGCCATCCATCCAGATGTTGCAGGCACTCAGGGACCATGTGTCTGGAGATGCCGGATATGACGTTCCTCTTGTAATTCACTCAGCCTGTAGATGTGAAGGTCATAACAGACATGTCGGTGGCGCCAAGAACTCCTTCCATCTTGGCACTGAACATAGACAATCAAAAGCCTTTGATGTTCGTATTCCAGAACATCTGTCTGGCCCTGAACTTGCCATTATGGCAGAGAAAGTAGGGTTTACCGGTATTGGTATCTACCAGACATTTGTTCATATGGACACCAGACAAGGCAAGGCTCGTTGGTGGGGTTAAATGTTAGGGGCTATAGCTTCAGTCATTGTTCCAAAGCTTCTTGACGGTATCTTCAATACCGTCGATCAGCTTGTTGAGGACAAGGACAAGGCTAATGAGATAAAACAAGCCATCAGTGCGATGGCGCATGAACGTTGGATGACCGAGATTAAAGGCGGTATTGAAATCGTTCTTGCAGAAACAAAAGGGGGGTGGCTGCAGCGTAACTGGCGTCCAATCCTCATGATGACGTTTATCGTCATGCTTTGGAATAACTTCATTCTTGTACCATACCTTGTATCTTTTGGGTTGAACGTGGTTGTTCTTCCCTTCCCTGCAGGAGCATGGGGACTTCTTACAGCAGGTGTCAGTGGCTATGTTGTAGCCCGTACTGTTGAGAAGGTGGCTCCGGGTGTTGGTACCAAGATGAAAGACTGGATGAAGAATAAAAAAGATGGCTAACGGAATAGACGGAGGCTTTTCATTACCTCGTATCATCGAAGTATTGTTGGCAGCAGGCATTGTAGGGGGCGTTACACTTTATGCTAACAACGCAATTAATGGTGCGCGTATAGATGAGATTGAACGTAATGTAAAAAGCAACGAACAGACTATTAAAGAGGTTAGCAGGGGAGTCTCAACAGAACTTTCAAAAGTTCGTGAACTCCTGTCTGACATGCGGGTAGAGTTTGCTAAAAGTAATAGGCTTGAGCTAGAAATTAATAACCTTCGTCAGCAAGTATTAGCTGAGCATGAAAATCAGGACGAGAGGATAGATAAACTCGAGTACCATCAAAATACTATCTGGCCACGTCTCCGTGAAATGAAAGAACGTGTACAGGACTTGGAGCCAGAAACAGCACAAAGGTGGCAACACTAATGCCGGTCAAAGGGCAACTAAAAAGTACAGCCTCTGCACGTTCCAAATATCAGAGGAAGTACAATTCTCAGCCGGAACAGAAGAAGCGCAGGGCTGCACGTAACAAAGCCCGAGCTGCTGCTCTCAAGTCCGGTAGGGTAAAGAAGGGGGATGGTAAGGATATCGACCATAAGGACTTCAACCCAAAAAACAATTCAAAAGGCAACACACGAGTGTTAGCCAAATCCAAGAACAGAGCGAGGAATCAACATGCGAGAAACCGTAAACGAGGCAGTTGAATGGGTGGCAGACACCCTTAATGTCGAAGATGACATTGCACGGGGCATCACCCTAAGTGCTGCTTGTGTAGTTGTTGTACTTATTTTGGCTTGGGTGCTGTGACCACAAGAGGCGTTCCAAAGACCCGTAAGCTATTCATCCAGTTTGACCCCGAAGGGGAGTACGATCTGGATGAATGGCGTAAAGTATTTGTAGACATCGCTGACCCCACGGAATACGATGCTGCAATTACTCTTATTGGCTCGTGGGATGAATGGAAGAAACTGAAGCAGTATTGGCCTTGGTTTCGTGATGTTTGTCTTCCTGCATGGCTTGAAGAAGTTGAAATCAAGCTACGTTCGCAGGCAGTAAAACACATCATAAAGCAATCCAAGAAAGATAACGGGACCGCTGCGGCCCGATGGGTTGCAGAAGGTAGATACGCCTGTAGGAAACCCGGTAAGCCAACCAATGCTGAAATTGAGAGGCAGGCCCGTATTCACGCAGGTGTTGAAGAAGAAGTCGCAGATGATATCGAACGAGTCAGACTAGTGAGTAATAACGATGGCAACTAAAAACCCCCGTGGTAACGCTACAAAAAAGAAACGAGAGTCCAAAGACGGTAAGCTTAAGGCTAAACCATCTGGACCCAAAACCCCCCGTGGAAATCTTCCAGATAAACCTGCAGTTAGCAAACCTAGTAATCCTGTAAAAAACACTAGGAAGGTGGGTGGCAGAGGCAACCCAAAATCAAAAAATCCGGGTGCAAAAAACCCTAGGGCCGGTGTAAAAGCTAAAAGCAAGGTAGCAGCTAAACCCACAACCAACCCACGCCCAAAGAAGCGTGTAAATGCTACTGAAGTCGGTGTAATGAAGGCTACTCCTGCCAAGCGGCGAATGACTGAACCTAAAGGTAAGGTAAACAACAAAACTGTAAGTGTGTCCAAGCCCAAAAAGAAGAAAAAGAGTTATCAGACTTCTCGTACTACAAAAGATGCCAAGAAGCGTGAGAACAGATAATGACTGATCTATATATTAGAGAATATGCACGTCAGGCTAGGGATGCAGACGGTAACGTGATGCCTGCTGGTGAAGAGCCTGCAATTGCTTCCCATAGCATTGATTTTACAAGCTCCTCTGTACCAAGCTCTGTGTTGAATGCAAAGACCACATTTGTTCGTATCTGGTCTACAGGAAATTGTTGGGTGGATTTTGGTACTGATCCAACTGCTGCTGCAGGAGATATTCCTTTGGAGGCTGCTACTGCAGAGTATTTTGGTATTTCTTACGGCCAAGGTGCTTCTATCAAGCTTGCGGCTATAGACAGGTCCTAATATGTTATCTGGGGCGGGTCTTGGTTTTGGTCTTCTGTCTAGAGTGGCAAATAGTGCCACTGCTGTGACAACTTTGCCCTCCGGGTATACGGCGGAAGTGGCAGATTCCAAGCTGACGATGACGCTTCCGAATTGGGAGCAATCGGCAACCTACAGCCTGACGCCGAACGGCACACCAAAACTGACCTTGGAAGTCACGGCTCCGGGTTATGACACATCCAAGACGCTTGGCACGAATGTTCGCACGGTGATTGCGACGGCGATGTTCACTGAGACAGACGACAGCACTAACACCGTCGTCGTGTTTTGGCTGGACGAAAGCGTTTTCGTTGGCGACACGGTAAAGATTACATCGATCAGCGGCTGGGCGACTGATACTTCTGGCGGTGGTGAGGCAGCGGAAGTCTTTACTGACATTCCGATCACGAACAACTCGACCCGGACCTACGCGCTGATTAAGCCAACGATGGAGTTTATCACGGTCCCACGTGAAGTCGTGACAGGTAACTTCGATGTCGAGATTTCGGTAACGCATTACTTCGCCCGGAACGGTAAAGAGATTCAGGTTTGTAATTTCACGGCAACGGACTCCAGCGCGAATACATATTCTGTAGATGTTACGTCGATGTCGGTTTCCTCTTACGGGTCCGACGACCAGCATTCAGTTGTGTGTTACAAAGGGACAATCGTTACCTCCGGGCTGGTGAATGGTTTGGTTACTGTCCGAGCGACAGGCTATCCGATCATTGGCAATGCGCTTGCAGTCCGAACAAGCGATGGTACGGATGGGTTTGATGATTTCGTAGTCTATCTGGACAAGACATCCAGCCTCGACCGGTATTATGCCTATGTCGATGAGGGGAATGCTGGCGGTGCGCCTGAGCCATCTACTACAAGGGCGGATGTGGTCGGGGTTGCTGCAAAAGCATACGGTAACTGCGGCGCTGCTATTGCTGCGCTCAAAGCAGCAACAAGTCATGGCGATGCGGGTAACTGTTTCGTTGTCTGTGCAGCGTCTACGGGAATGGCGTTTACCGAAGGCACAGGCGGCGGCACAGGATCGACCGGCGATGTCTGGTGTACGATAGAACCGGAAGAATCGGCGACAGTCGTATTCAAGCAACCGGATATTCTTCCTACCCAAACCGGCGGTAAGTTCCGGTTCAAGGCTACATCTTCCGAAGATGGAACAGGTGACCTGTCCTTCGATCAAACTGGATTCGACGGCGCGATTGTCTGGATGACGAACACCGACGACGACATGATCTGGCTTGATAATGTGGACACGACCGGCAATGGCTCGAACGGCTCCACGCTGATGTTCTACCAGTTCCGCAAGGCGTACAAGACCGGCGGTGCTGCAACGAACATGCAGTTCATGCAGCGGTCAACAGGGAATAACCAATGGGCTTTGATCCGGGGCGGCACGTTCTCTAACTGCATCCTTCAAGGGTACAACGTTCACGGGGCGGACGGGCAGTCAGAGTCTCGCGTGTCGATGCTTCGAAACTCGACCGATACAACGCCATCATTCAAGAATTCACTGGTTACGTGTTCCACGTTTATGTCCATGAGCGCCAATATTGCCATTGACGGTTTCGCGATGGGTACAGAGACTGCGGATGGCGAAGACCTGGGAATTTTGAACGTCCTTCTGGAGACGGTGGGCACACAGCCCCTTGCGAATATAGCCAGCGCAGATGCAGGCACACTTGAGTGTCGAAACGTTTGCCTGCATCACGTTCAGACGGCCGGACCCACGGGCGGTGGTGGTGGCAGAGCGAACATGTTTTATGACTGGTCGGCTACTGCTTCACCATACACCGGACCGACCACCAACGAATTGATCTCCATGATCGGCTGTGCATGGACAGACTGGAACTTCAAGGGCCGTCTCAACACACCGACGGTTTCAACGCGAAACGGGAACGACGAAATCGCCATCGGTGGCGTCGGATTTCACGGAAACATTTCAGTCTACGGTTCTGTTGCAGGAGCCGATCCTGTCTTCCCCGGCGTGAATGGGGAAGACACTGTGACGACCGTATATGTTGATGACCAGACCGGCGCTTCTGGCGGGGGGGATTACCACACTGCATCGACAGGATGGGATGACCGGGTAGCGATAGGCAGGCAGGTTGTACCGTTCGATCTTGAGGGCACGGCTATTTCAACCAGCGTTACGTCGAAGTGCGGCGTATACCAAAACGACGCATGATGGGTTGGTTAACTTGGCTAGTTTTGTAAATGCAGACGATCTTTACGATAAAAAAGGGTTGAATTCAGCCCAAAGAGAAGTGCGGCAGTTGGCTGTTAACAATCTTGAGGCGTTCATTCGTCTTATGGCGCCATATCAGTTGCTTGGACATTGTCATATAGACTTGTGCAGTTGGATCACCAGACATGACGATGAGAACAAGCTACTGCTCTGGCCCCGTGATCACGGCAAATCCCGTAAAGCAGCTTTTTATGCTGCATGGGAAATTGTAAGAGACCCTGCAACAACTATTATTTATGGTTCCGCTACAGCAGAAAAGGCTGAGGAACAGCTCAGGTTCATTAAGGAAATTCTAACTTCAAAAATAGCGTTTCGGTATTTTCCGGGCCTCGTGGAAATCGAGGAGGGTAAACGAACAGCATGGAATAAGACTTATATAGTGGTAGACCACCCACATCGAGTTAGCGAAGGGGTGGTGGACTCGACGGTGATGACTTGCGGCCTTGAAAAGACCATCACTGGCAAGCACTGCAAACGTCTTATTCTTGATGATATCGTTGTCCCGGAAAACAACACCGAACAAGGCCGCAAAGCCGTGAACGCATGGGCAGCTCAGGCAGCTTCTATTATGTCTGCAGACTCGTCCATGCTGGTGGTTGGTACAAGATACCACCCACAAGATGCATATCAGATGATGATTGATATGGAAGCTGAAGTACCTATCGAGGACGAAGATGGTGAACTTACACACGAACCTGAGGCAATGTTTACAGTCAACATCGCAGATGTTGAGCAGGATGGTGAATTTCTCTGGCCGAGACAACAGCGAAAAGACGGAAAATATTTCGGTTTCAACGCCCGTATCCTTGCCAGAAAGAGGGCAGTGTACGAAGCAGCGGGTCAAATCACGCAGTTCTATGCTCAATACTACAATGACCCCAATGATAAATCCACGGCTCCAATATCAAGGGACCTGTTTAGGTATTATAAGCGTAGTGACCTTCAATACATACACGGGGTCTGGCACATTGATTTCACACCAATCCAGCTCTACTGTGCCCTCGATATGGCAACTGGTACTGCTGAAGACAAGGACTACACTGTGGCCATCGTTGGGGGCGTTGACACCCAAGGGAATAGATACATTATCGAAATATCTCGCTTCAGAACAGACAAGATTTCCCGTATTCTCACCGAAGTCAAAGATTTACATACAAAATACCACTTCAAGAAATTACGCATAGAAGTGGTGTCAGGGTTTAAACTGGTCGCAACGGACCTTGCAGATAACTTGTATCGGTCTGGCATAAGAATACCCATTGACCATTATGTTCCGCCCAACAGAGAAAGCAAGTCAGCCCGTATCAATGCAATTCTGGAGCCATTATACCAGTCTTCTGCAGTGTATCACTACCGAGGGGGCAATTGCCAAATCCTAGAGGATGAACTTGTATCAGTCAACCCTGAACATGACGATACCAAGGATGCGTGGGCAATGTGTTGTGACCTTATGGAAATACCTAAAAGTAACCGGAATCGCCGCACCAGCAGGAAAGTGGTCAAATTCCATCCTAAGTTTGGAGGCTTGGCAGCATGAGCAACCCTAGTGGTGTTGTCCTTACAGCTCAAGACATTGATGAAGTTGCTGTGCGCATTGACGACATGTGGCGCCGATATAATGATGATCGGTCAAAAGCTTTGTCTGTTGGGGAAGAGGCACGGGGATACGTATTTGGGCTTGATATTGATGGTACCACTGCAAGTATTCTTCCCCACAAAAACAGAACACATCAGCCCAAGCTGACATCCATTTCTGATGCTCTGCAGAGTGAATATTACAGTGCTTCTCTAAGCAGCCCTGAATTTTTTAAGTTCAGTGGTGACACTGCACAAGATAAACTACGTGCTGAAAAAGTAGAGAAATGGCTAAGAGTAAAGCTTGAGCAGCGCAAGTTCCGGGACACTGTGGGCCGTGAGCTACTCAACGACTATGTGCAGTACGGTAACTGCTTTGCACAGGTTGATTATGTTACTGAAAAAGATGAGAATGGGGTCATAGTTTATCGTGGGCCGGAATTCTGCAGAATTTCACCTCTTGACATTGTCATGAACCCACGTGCCCGGTCATTCCGAAAGGCACCAAAGATACAGCGCGAGTTTGTTCATGTGGCTGATCTGGCTATGTGGCCTGAGGAATTCCCCTTGGCCGGGTTTAATCAAGCAGCCATTGACAAGGCTGTACACAGCAGGCGCACAGGTGTTGTTGATGACTGGGTGAAGACCCTGAAAGAGCGTGGCATTCAGATGGACGGTTTCGGTTCTATGGATGACTATTACATGCAGGACATGGTGGAGGTACTGATCTATCGCGGAGATATATATAATCCTGACACAGGAGAAGCCCAGCGGCACCGTATCGTCTACGTTGTTGACAAGGTCCATGTCATCAGAAACGAACCTATCGCAGCTCCTAAAGGGATGGATGGATTACATCATGCAGGATGGAGAATTCGACAAGATAATCTCTGGGCGCAAGGACCCCTTGACAATCTCATTGGAATGCAGTATCGGATCGACCACCTCGAAAATCTCAAGGCGGATGTCTTTGACATAATTGCACAGCCTGTTATCGTAATTACAGGGGATGGTGTAGTGGAGCCTGAAGAGGGCTGGTCTCCCGGAGCAGTGTACTATGCAGGTGTAGACGAGAAAGTAGAGATGCTGCGCCCTGACACCACTGCCCTGAACGCAGATACGCAGATTGCTCAGTACCATAAGATGATGGAAGACTTTGCGGGAGCAGTACCACAGAAACGTGGTATTCGTACTCCCGGCGAAAAGACTGCCTTTGAAGTGGATAAGCTGGATGAGGGTGGTACAGCCTTCTTTGTTGACAAGGCCCGTAACTTCGAGCGTATGCTTGAAAGCATGCTTAAAGAAGCCTTTGAGCTTATGCTCATCAATTACGATGGTAATGATTATGTAGAGCTGTTTGATGATGTAACAGGCGAGGCAGAACTGAAGCAGCTAAGTCAGGAAGATGTTAATGCCAGAGGTAGCTTCGTAGCTATTGGCTCCAGACATTGGCAGCGTAAGCAGCGTCTTGTAACGGAGATGACCCAGTTTATGCAAGGCCCCTTCCAAGACCCCAAAATCAGATACCATGTAAAAGGCACCAAGCTTGCTGAGATGTATAATACCTACCTTGACTTCGATGGTATGGAGCTATTTGAAGAATACGCAGGCGTAAAAGAAGACGTACATGCCCAAGCAATTGCACAATCAGAAGCTGCTCAGCTTCAGGAACAAACAGGAGAAGCAGATGTCAGAACGGGTGACGTGTCCGGCACTGGTACGGAAGTTCAGCCGGGACCCGAAGATACAGGCGCAACTCCTCAGAACAATAAAGGATAACAGCCTTTATACAGAATTTCTCGTGTGGCTCTTCGATTATCACTTTAGGGATAATATTTTTACTGAGGGCTATGGAGAAGAACGAGCTTTCCGAGATGGGAAAGCTAAGTTAGCTGAAGAACTAAACCAACTCTTAGGACAAATAAGAAATGCCACAGTCCCTGACAAAGGAACTAGAGAATGACGAACCTACCGATTACCTCGCAACCCTAGTAGGTGATGGTAAAAAGTATTCAACAGAGAGTGAACTTGCGAAGGCGTATTTTCATGCTGACAGGCACCTCCGCGAACTTACTGAAAAGTTGGATGCTGAACGTAACGAGCGTAATGCGCTTCAAACAAAGATGGATGAAGTGCTATTAGAAATTCGTGCAGAAACTCCCGGTGAACCGGCTTCGGCACCACAACCCCAAGCAAAGGAAAGTGGCCCTTCGATGCCCACCATTACAGATGAGGATGTAACGAAACTCGTTGAAACGAAGCTTGAACAGAAGGAGCGAGATAAAATGTTCGCTGCTAACTCTGCAAAAGCTTTGGAGAAGTTGTCAGAGCATTATGGTACACGTAATGCTGCACTTGCTGCAATCAACAAAGTCACTGGACGCAGAGAAGACATGGTTAAGATTGTAGACGAAATGGCAGCCACCAGCCCTGATGACGTTTTTGATTTCATCACATCAAAAGTACCAAAACCAGCAGGTGAGCCAACAGCACCCGGATCGGGAACTGGCGAACCATCTTCTCAGAGCCGTAGTGGCCCAGCACCGCACTCCTTAAAATGGAGTGATTGTTGCAAACTGCGTCGTGAGAAACCGCAAGAATACAACACCCCTGAATTCCGCAAGCAAATGGAAGCAGCGGCTGTTGCATATGAGCAGGCTGGGTTGGACTTTTACGCAACCTAGAAAGGTCTATTAAATGGCGTTAGACACCCAAAATAATAGTTCCTTAATCCGCACTCAACTGTGGTCTCAGGAAGTCAAGGATGTGCTGCAGGAAGAACTTATGCTCGACCGTCACGTACGGTGGATCACTGATTTTCCTGATGGCGACACCTTGAATATCCCGACACTGTCTGAGATGACGGTACGGAACTATTCGGAAGGCGCTCAGGTAACACTGGACGATCCGACCACAGGTAACTTCACTCTGACAATCGATAAGTATTATCAGAGTGGGTTTAAAATCCCCGAGAAGTTCAAGCATGACTCGTTCTATGTAAGTCAGGCTGAAAGTAACTTCGTGGGCAAGCTCTCTCGTGCTCTGCTTGAGCAGAAAGAGTCCGACATCGCGAACCTGCAGTCTAGTCAGACGGCATCCAACCCGAACACGATCAATAACGTTGACCACCGTTATGGCGCAACGGGTTCCAACGAGGTCATCACTCTGAAGGACATTCAGAAGGCCAAGTTGGCTATGGATAAAGCCAAGGTTCCGGGTGGCGAGCGTATTATGTTTGTTGATCCGACTGTGACTTATGAGTTGCAGCAGGTCAGCTCCGTAATCCAGCAGGACGTGTACGGCTCCAATGCTTTCGTTAAAGAAGGTATGCATGGTCGTACGTTTGTTGGTCGCTTCGCAGGCTTCAATCTCATGGAGTCTCTGCTGCTCGACAACGGCATCACCGAAACGATCACGGCAACGGGTGTAAACTCTGGTTCCGTGACGGCTACGGACGCTTACGCCAATATGGCAGTTGGCTTCGAAGCATTCATCGGTGCAATGCGAGCAATGCCCGATCTGAACAGTTGGTATGACAATAACACCCGTTCGGATGTATATCACGTAACTTCGCGCTACGGCATCAAACTCTATCGTCCAGAGTCGATGGTCGTGGTTCTGTCGGAATAAGGAGAGAGATACATGACACAAGCACGTACTCCCGCCGGTTCCGCTGCTGGCGCAGGCGCTGGGGAAAAGTATATCGACTCGACCCAGTTCCCGTCCTCCATCACATGGGATGACATCCCGCACCTGACTAATCAGATGCGTGACGGTGTTGTGACCTATGTGAAAGACGTATCTGATTCGTCTGCTGACTTCATCTGGGAAATCCTTGCTGAGGACAATGGTAGAATTGAAAGCCTCTATTATGCTAACGGTGCTGTTGCAATTGACAGTGCGGTTGGTTGGGAGCTTTCGTTCATCAACAAGACGAACTCTGATGATGTGTTGGCCTATTTCGGTCTCGGCTCGGGCACGGAAGCTGCTAAAGCTACCGACACCGACACTGCCGTTGCCGCAGGTGGGTCTGCAGAAATTCTCAACAGTGACACTTCGCGCTTTAACAAGGGCGATGTCATTTCGGTCACTGCTGACCGAGACGGTACTACCGGTGTTGGGACGTTCGCACTTCGCATCTCTTACGAGGCAGAAGGCCGGTAATGTCTGAGCATAGTAAAATCCGTTATGGGTTTGATGAAACTATGCCAAAAGGTAAAAGTCTTGGGCTTGTCGCTATGGGCGAGTCCAAGACTACCTTTATGTCTAGGGTTATGCATAACAACGGAAGTAAGCCTCATGACCATGTGTGGGCCTGCAATCTTGCAGCTACACTACTACATCCTGACCTATATGATACAATATGGATGATGGATGATGCGGTTGAGCACAATTTCCCTTGGCTTGAAAATCTGTACAAGACCAACAAGCCTATTTTTACATCAACGGCATACCCTGATTTGTACGATAATTTTGTAGAATATCCTCTTAATGATGTAAAAGAATTCGTCAAGAATGAACCTCGTCCAGACTGCACTACTGCATACGCATTTGTATACGCCCTGATGTGCGGTGATTATGACGAGATATACTTGTATGGCACTGACTTTGTATTCCCAGCCTTGCCTGATATCTTCTGGCAAAGGATGGATGAGATTGGTGGAGAGTGTTTTGTTCGTGGGCACTCCTGCATGAACTACTGGACAGGTAAGGCTGTTGGCGCAGGCATCAATGTCATTGTACCTGAGCAGTCTGGCCTTTTGTACTACGACAATAACAAGCCTTGGTATGGGTATAGAAAGGATAATCCCGATGGGAATGAATAAATTTGAACGAGTTGGTAGTGTGTTCACTCAGACACAGACCGCTATTACTGACAGTTCGGGTGGTTCCGCAGGCGCCACTCTGGCTGCTGCAGACAGCACTGTGATCGACACTACTAATGTTGGTACTATTAATGACAACTTTGCCAGCCTTGCTGCACAGCTTGCATTGATCAAGACAGACGTTGCTGACATTATGACAAAGCTTAACGAGGCCAATTAACAATGGCAACAGAACATCAGTCTATTACAGACCCGGAGATTCATGAGCCTAAAGATGTATCCACAGCACTGGAAAATGCTGTGTATGTATGTGATGGAGCTGCATCAGGTGTTTGGACAGTCCTGAAAGATTTAAACAAAATCTATTTGACTGTTGGTATGGCTGATGTCGGTACTGCTGACAGTGTTTGGGTAGTGGCACCACTTGCGTGTACTTTTACCAAGCTGTATTCTGTTGTGTATGGTGATCCCGGAGCGGATAGTGCTATTACAACGGAGATTGCAGGTACAGCAGTAACAGATGGTGGTCTGACTATTGCCAATGGTGCTACTGCGGGTGAAGTAGACAGTGCTACTCCCACTGCTGCCAATACCCTTACTGCTGGTCAGGCACTAGAAATCATCACTGATGGTGGTGGTACTAACGTGGTAGAAGCAACATTTACTGTAGAGTTGACTCTGAGCTAATGAAACATTCTCTCCTAGTTATTGTTAAACGTATGCTTGCTGCTATTGATGCAGAGGATGTCAATGGCGTAGGAGATACTGCTGAAGCAGATATGTGTGTGGCTATTGCCAACCGTTCTTTCGAGCTTATTGCAGTGAAGAAGCGGTGGCGTCATTTCAAACGATATGATCAGTTGGCAACTACTGCTACAGCAAACCAACTGGCAGTTAATTCAGGTGTATATGCACTTGATCCATATAACGTATACTACAATGACAACCTTATTCATTATCTTGATCCTGATACGTTCCTGTATTACACCATCAATCGAGACACTGATGAAAGTAATGTAGAGCTTGTAGATGGTATCAAGGTGTATAATGATCGTGACCCGATCTGGTTCACCTCAGATGATGATGAGACTTTGACTTTCGATGCATACAATGTGACACAGCTTGTTGGCAGTGACACTCGTTGCATCACTTATGCACTACCTACGTCCCCGTTGACGGCGGATGCAGAAGTGTTCGATCTTCCCAGTACCATGTACCCGGCATTTGTGGAATACTGCATTGGCATGGCTATGGCGGAACTACAACAGAACCCGGATGGCAAGGAGAAGATCAGAGAAGCCAAAAAGGAGATTTCCAGATTTAGCAGGAACTCCAGATTGGTAGAAAAACCAAATGATGTCCGTAAGTACATTGTACCACGGCGCTCTTGGTATAAGATGAGTTATGTTCCCAAACTTGCAGAATAGGACAACAAATGCAACAAGTGGATTTGAATAGCCTCCCGAATTCTTCAGGGTGGCAGGTAGTACACGACGCAGATGACCAACTGTTTCGTATTGAGAATGCCCGAGGGCGTAAACTTCCCGGTAAGTTTACAGGGCGCCTGATGGCAGAGAAAAAACTATATGACTATCTCCAAGAGATGGCTGAAAAGAATATTGAAACTGCGCAGAAACCTCGTGGCAGGAAGAAAAACGTAGATGCCTCAACGGAAGCTACAGCTTAATATATCTGGTTTTACCGATGGTATCAACACGGAGGCGTCTGCACTTAACGTGCTACCCTCCGAGATGATGCTCGGTACAACCAATATTGAGCTTCTGAATAACGGAGAAGTACGCCCTCGTAGGGCCATTGACTTTATCGGTGCAAATAGCAGCGGTAATTTCATGCATGAACTAAGAACTTCTTCTCGTGGGGATGAATTGAAGCAGGAATCCCCTACCCCATACAGAGTAGAGCTTAATGCCCCTAATGGCGCTGTAGTTGATCGTATTGTTGTAGATATCAACAACGAATTTCACATTTATGAAGTAACGAATGCTGGTCTTAAAGAGGGTGGGGCACCTCTGCAGGTACTGACCAGAAATCGTACACATGATAATCAGAAGTTCTACACCATGTCATTCGCTCAGTCTGGTGACAAACTCTATTTTGCTGGTAGACATTCCCAGCCGGGATACCTCAAAGTAGGTTCTGATAACACATCTCTTGAACTTGAATACTTCGATGTAACAGTTCGGGACAGCGGGGCTATTGCAGAAAATACCGTTAGAAAAGTTGGTGATGCATGGTATGAGTGTAAGGAAGCTCACACCTCCTCTGCCGACAATAAACCCGGTTCTGGTGCAGATGAGCAACGGTATTGGTTCCAGAAGGATGGTAAAGCCCCTACTGGTGTCACAGCGTGGGCCAATGCAACATCATATACCTCCAATCTTGTAAAGCTGTATGACAAGAATGCAGTACCTGTGTCAACAGACACTTACCCTACAACAGTAGCTTTTTTTGCTGGTAGAGTATGGTTATCTGGGGACCCAAAGAACCCTAATGATGAATTGTTTAGTGTTGTTATCGTAAAGGACAGCGATACAGAGCTGTTCCTGCAACGTGCCGATCCTTTCTTCGAAGACGACCCTGATCTAGTCAAGAATGATGGGGGCGTGATCAGCATTCAGGGTTCTGGACTGATCATGCAGCATGTTGCGGTGGCTAATAGCCTGTTTATTGGTACAACACTAAACATCTGGCAGGTCACAGGTCCCAGCGGTATCTTTGAGGCTACAGACTTCTCGGTCAATTCCATATTGGCTGATGGTGTAGGCAGCAACAAAAGTATGGCCAAGGTTCGGGACGAGCTGGTTATCTTTGGATACACCAATATCTGGAAATCTGAAATCAATACCTCTACTGCAAGCACGGACACGGGACGAGCCGCTTTTACTTCCATCAGTGAAGAGCGTATACAGAGCTACTACGACAGTATTCCACGAGACGTAAAAGATGCTGCTCTGGCCGTGTATAACGAGAGTGAGCAGCGTATCTATTTCTTCCATAACGCTTCCAAGACTGACTTTGAGAGGGCACATAATACATATAAACAGCCGGGGTATTATACTTCCTGTTTGATTGTGGATACCCGGTTCCGTGATGATGTCATAGATAATCAACAGGACCCCACCAACCTTAATCGAAGAGTGCGCGGGGCCTTCTTTATTTATGACTTTGCAGATACAGGTCTTGAGGGCAAACCATATATAGCCGCTCCTTTTGTATGTAAAGATGTGCCACCTAACAACGACCCTGTTGTTATTGACACGGATGCTGTGACTGTGGATGGTGATCCTGTAGTCACTGCTGCTAATGCCAGTAGTAAAGATGTAATTCTGTTCTTGGCTATGTCGAGAAGTAACTCAGGTGGTAACACAACAATCAATCGGGGATTTGGAACATTCAATACCAGTGTTCTTCGTGATTGGGATAGTGACACGAATAATGCTGTGTACTACGACGCAATAATTCTGTCGGGTCTGCAGACCTTTGGTAATATTCAGGTTAACAAGAACATAATGTATCTGTTCTTTGTGTTCAAGAAGGTTGAGACAGGTATTCTGGACGAAGATAATATGGATTCCAATCCCGGAAGCTGCCTCCTGTCTACTGCTTGGAATTGGTCAGACACTTCCGGGCACCCTAAGTTCTCATCTCAGCAGGAAATATATGTGCCCCTACGATGGAATTATGGTCTAATAGATTCTGGGGATGATGGAGAAACCCACAAGAAATATAAGCATCGTGTAAGAGGGCGTGGACATACGATGCAATTGAAGCTACAAAACACGCAAGGTAAAGATTTTAGGTTAGTAGGATGGACACAGCAATTCACGGGCGGAACTACGTAATAGCGGCACAGGACCCTAAGCCACATTACTCTGACGTTCCAGAAGAGAACGGTATCGTGTACGCTTTTGATATTGAAGAGTGGGGAGTTAAGGTAGCAGAAATTGGCTACCTTGTTCTACCCCACGGAGTTATGTTTACTTTCGATATACAAAGAGCTACTCCCAGCCTCGTTAAATTTATTAGGCACCATGCTAACCACAACTGTGTGCAGGTATTGGATCATTTCGGTTTTGACGAAATCTATTACCACACAAATAATAAGGGTCTGGCAAAAATGCTGACGTATGGTAATGTGGAAAAGGCTGACTACCCTCCTGTATACGGAAAGGATATATATGTATACCATCCTTTCCATAGGAGTGCAGCATGACTTCATTTATAGCAATATTCCAAGTAGTCTCTGCAGTAGCCAAGATATTTGTGGCTATTAAAGGCGCCAGTGACGCCAAGAAAGATGCAAAAAAGCAACAAGATATCGACAACAGACGCCTGCAGATTGAAGCTCAGCAAAGAGAGGCAGAGAATGCCAAGGAAACGGCACGACTTAGACGAGTAGCAAGGCAGAAACGAGCCTCCCTTACCAACTCTGCAGCCACTAACAATGTTATTTTCTCCAGTGGTTTTACAGGCGCCTCTACTGCAGTTAAGTCCAATGAGGAACGTGAGACCAACTTTGTAGACCTCATCAATCGTCTTGGAAGACAGTCTGACGATGTTACACGAGCACAGATTGATCTAAACTTCAACAAGGCTACTTCCAAGGCAGACGATGATCTATTCTCTGGTGTTTTTGAGGGTCTTGGTTCAGTAGCAACAGGTCTTGATGACTTGGGTGTATTTGACAGCGACGAACCAGCCGAGGAAGGGACAGCGTAGTGGCAGAAGCATTCGACACAGAACAACAGTTGCAGGGGCAAGCCTCCTCCAGAAGTGCCTTTGTGCCTCGTACAGGCGGCAATACATATAGCAAGTCTGCCAGTATCGTGGGTGGTATTGGTGCCTTGGCAGACCAGCTACTTCCGGGTCTTAGAGACAAAGAGCTCGGCAAAGATATTGCCAAAGCCAGTGAAAGCCTCATAAAAACCTCTGCAACTTCCAACCCAGTGCAGTTCCGTATTGCACGGCAACGCATGTTGTCTACTCTTATAGCCAAACACGGTGCCTCAAAGGGCGGACAAATCATGCAGTCCCTGTTTAATGGTGGTCCCACACAGGTAGATGCAGAAGGCAACCCCACAGACGCTGCTGGCAATTTTACAGGAAGCTCTTTTAATGAGGTGGAAAGACGTACTCTGGATCAGGTTGCTGAGATTGATGTAAACTACAACAACTTTGCCCAACGGTCTGATAAGGTTGTACAGCTCCTGCAGAAGCATGATGATGCTAACGGCACAAACTTTTTGGATGGTGCAACCATTCAGCCTATTATTGCACAACTGTCCAGACTGCCATCTGATATAGACGACATTGTAGATCGGTACAAAGTCGGTGTGGCTCAATCTCTTAGCACAGCACAGAAGCAAAAAGCTCGTGGCGATGCTCAACTAGAACTGCAGAACGCCATCCTAAAATCCTTAAATACATTCGATAACAGCAACTTCCGTGCTATTGCTGAAGCACGTGCAGGCGGTCTTACCTTCCGTGAGCTACAGGAACTTCCCCGCACCTTTATTAATGATGTTGTGGATGACCTTCAAAGGCAGGGTGTATTCTCTGCTCTCGGTATCAATCGCCAAGGTCTGGAAGAGGTTCTTGACGCGCAGGTGGAAAGTATTACGGATTTCTACACCAAAGGTGCAAACCTGTCTTTAACAGAACTAGAGCTACACAAAAATGAACTTGCACTAAGAAGTAGTATCATTACTCTGGATAACCAGATGGGACTGCCGCCTGCTATTCGTGAAATGGCAGATAATGTACAGGCATTACAGGCAGTCGTACATGTGCAGACTATTCTCCAAGGTGCTATGGCCACTCAAGGGGAATTCTCTGACAGGTTTGGTAATCTGAACAATCAGTTGTTCGACGTTATCAAGAGATGGGCAGATGGTAAGACCACTGTTGCATCCTCTGTTTCTGCAGCCAGTGCTGCTAATGCAGCTACTCCTGATAACCCTAACACAACTATCGATCTTCTGAACGTAATGGCAGACGGCCTTAAGATGAGTCCTGCAAGTATCGAGACGGTGTATGATGAGCTATCTAATAATGATGCAAACATCAGGCAATCCCTGTCGGGTGATCCAGAGGCACTGGCAAACTATGAGCGATTCAAGAAGCAGGTAGAGAAGCAATATAGTGCTTATATAACTCAGACATCTGAAGAAGAGCGAAGTGCATTTGATGGGTTCATGGATGCTTTTAGCAACCAGAATGAAGGTACAAGGAAGCGCCGTTAATGGCTGAACAGCCTAAAGACAAGGACCAACAACCCCAACAACAAGCTATCACGCGCCCCATGAATTTTGGGAGAGTGCAGCCTGCTGCCCCTGCCATAAGGTTTGGTCTGGAACCAGTAGAACGTCCCGAAGTACATGCTTCTGTTGAGGCGCCTAAACTTCCAGTTAATACTCATACAGGAAGGTATGTGGCCGAGGCATTGACGGGTGAGAATGTTGAAGATGTTCCTGCCACATTGGATGGCCTTGCACATCAGAACACAGTAGAAACTCGTAACGAACAGTATGACTTAGCTGTTGGTGCTATGACTGACGATAGCGTACCTCCTGCTGATCGTGTTGCAAACGCACGTACTCAACTGGCCAAGGCAGAGGAACAGGGTACACCCGGTAAGGCTTTTGTCAAGAAGGGTATGCGCAGTCTCCCTGCACATATACGGGCACGTAGTGCTTTTGCTATTGATCAGGTACTCAAGAATGAAGAGAATGAAGACATCCAAGCCCGTATGATTGCGGACCGTGAGGATGTCACTATGGACCAGATCATTGAGGAGCCTAACGACACAGTACGTGAACTTGCAAAGAACCTTGGGGACAATGGTGACTTCACTTGGGAAGATGTTCACAGCCTGAAAGACTTTATAGAATACATTAATCCAGAAAGTTTTGAAGGTACAGAAGATGTTGACGTAGACCTTGGTGAAGCATGGGATGAGCTGACAGAAGAATTCACTGACGATGCAGATGGTGTCTGGATAAGCCAGAAATTCAAGGACACCATGGAGCATAAATACGGCAGTGACTGGAAGATGAGGTTTACTGCCTATGTCCTTAAGGAAGTGGGTATCGATGCTGCTATTCTACTCGGAGCCTCGTTCTTTCCGCCACTGGCGTCCGTGTTATTTGCCAAGCGTACTACTCTTGTCGGTAAACTTGGTGCTGTTGCTGCTCGTGCTGCTACTGTGGGCGTTGTAGGCACAGGTATTCAGGTTGCACAGAACAAATTCATTGGTGATAACGCCAACGTAGCTAACGAGTTTGTGACACGGGTTGGTGGCGAACTGGCCGGTGAAGCACTGGTCAAGGTTGCCAAGGTTGCATGGAAAGCAGGCAAAGGTCTGAAAGGCGGTATCAAGGAAGCCTCCACCAAATTTGGTGAAAAGAATGGCGTTAAATATATGCAGCAAGCAGATATTGACGCCATCAACAACCCTCTTGTAACCCCAAAGACCATAGGTTCTGAAGTAGCTCGTGCATCACTGATTGCAGATTTCCGAGAGCATCGTGTTCTTATGAACAAGATTGCCAAGGGCATTGCAACCAAGAGTGATGAGGCCAGAGCGGATGTTGTTAAGCAGAGTATTGCCAAGCTAACAGGGTATAAGGAAGATCAACTAGACTTCCTGATGATGGCCGAGAAAGATGCATTTCAGAAACTAGGCATCGACCCTTCACGCACCCGCAAGATTTCTGCCAAAGGCATTCAATTTCAGCGAGACATCTCTACAGCAGACAACAAGATTAAAGCTCTTGAGAAGCGGTACGCTCGGTCCAAGAAACCTGAAACCAAGCAGAAAATACAGGAACAGATTGCTACCCATAAGGAAAGCATCAAGGACCTTAAAGGTAAGATCAAAGCAGAGACTAGCCTGACTACAGGTAATGAGCTTGCTGACCGTGTACTGGTTGGTGAGGCCGTAGGTTATCGCCTTATGGGTGAGACCAAATATGCAGACACTCCTGTAGATGATATGGTTACTACGTACCTGAAAGATGGTACCTATAACTTCCGTGATGTCACTGCGACAACACCGGGAGTGTCCCTCATTGGTAAGCCTACAGCAGCACTGAAAAGGTGGATGAGGCTGACAGAACCTGATCAGCTTCCTTTCTCCCCTGTTTGGAAGGAGCTGTTTGATGCTGACAACCGTACAGCCAAGTTTGCATTGGTACTTAATGAAGCATACAAGTCTGCATTGCCCGGTAACATAAAAGGCAAAGAGAGATTATTCTCTGCTCTGAACGCGGGTGGAGAAGAGGGCATTGTATATGATGCCCACACTCTAATGGGTAGGTTCGACCTTAGCCCTACAGAAATACAGTCCTACTACAATGTACGTAAACTCCTTGACTATGGGCATATGCTTTATGACAAGTCCCTTGTGTCTCGTATGAGGACAGAAGGAGTTACTATTGGTAAAGGTAAGGATGCCAAGGTACTGCCTCGCTACGGATCATACAAAGGGCAGCCTGTGCAGGTGGTTAAACGTCCTGCTAACAAACTTGAAAAGGGTAAGGTAGAGATTGAGTTTCTGCCTCGCAGTGATGGTACACCTCGTCAACGAGAGGTTATTGATCAGTCTGCGCTTAAGGAACTAAACTCAGTAATTGAAGCACACACTGGTTACATTCCTATACATTACAAGGACGCGTCATTCCATGTAACAATTTTGGATACCAAAGCAGGTACAGCAAAGCGTGTAGTGGCGACGGGAAACCGGTCTAATGCTATCACGGCTGCGAAAGAACTTCAGGCTAGACATCCTGACAAGGTTGTTGTGTTCAACTCTTGGAACCAAGCAGGTGAAACAGGGCAGGTAGGTATCTTCAAGAACCAGACAAACCTGATCGATGTAATGGATGATGAGCCATTTGAGGCTCTACGTGACCAACTTGCCAGTCAGGGCGTTGAAGCAAAGCAGATAAGTGTGGTTATGGACCTGTTGGGCAGTGCCAATCTGCGTAAACCTCATGTAGGCTCTCGTGCTGCTAAAAGGCTGACGGATGGTACTGGCGAAGAGGCTGCAACACTACCTGCTGACCAAGCTATTGCAGAATACTTCCACACAGTGTCCCGCAGAGCTGGGCTTGGTGAGTGGCGTTCTTGGGCTGTAGCAGAATTCAAGAAGCATTACAAGGATGTGTTACGTCCTGACAAACCGTGGTATGACAAGGATGCAATTGTCACCAACACCTCTGTAGCCAAAGGTGCAAAGAACCGGCGTAAACTTGCACAGCAGGCTGCTATTGTACAGCGTAACATGCGCAGGGTAATCACCCAGACCACGGAAGCAGAGAAGGTTGTAGACAACTTCTATGATCGTATGGGTGTTGCAATGTCTGAAAGTGACAGTGCAGCAGTTCGTGGTTTGAATAAGGTGCTTGAGCGTCTGCCTAGAGCAATGCGCTTCGGCGGTCCCGATATGAACAATGCTTTGCGTGGTGTAGGTTCTGTACCCAAGTTGATGTTCTTCAACATGGCGCAGTTCTTCGTGCAGTCCTCGCAGGCACTGGCAACAGCAGGCGCCAGACCACAACATTTCCCCGGAGCATTCAAAGACTTGATGATGGTCGGCACCAGATCACTGGCCAATCAGGCACGAGAGTTCTCCGGTAAGAAGGTTGTATCCAAGTTTGATGGTGAGGCAGAACGTCTACTGGCTGTTCTGCACCGTAGTGGGTACGTCGCTGATGTAGGTACCACAGACTTGATGCGTACTGTTAGGTCCGGTAGTATTCCGGGCCATGCAAGCACTGCCGGGGAGGCTCTACGTGTAGTCGGCAGAAGTGCCAGAAAGATTTCGGAGTTGCCGTTCCGCGCAGGTGAACGTACCAACCGTGCACTGGCATTTCTGTCTGCTAGACGTGAAGCTATTGAACAAGCTGAGAAAGGTCTTCTTAAGAACATAAATGGTAACGGCCCGTTCAAAGGCAAGATCGATGATGATGAATTCATCCGTATCGTAACAGACCGTGCCAAGATCACAGCACTTAACATGACCAAGGCAGGACAGCTTGAGCTGTTGTCTGGGCATGGCTCAGTATTGCTGCAGTTCAAACAGGTATTCCCCAAGTTCCTTAACATCTTCGAGACTTCTCAGCTTACAGGAAGACAGAAGCTTGGTGCTGCAGCAGCCATGTTTGGCTTCTGGGGCCCTACTGCGATCCCCCTTATGGCAGATGTGTTTGAAGGTGTTGACCTAATCAATTACAAACTGAGTGGTAAAGAGCCTACTCAGAGGTTTTTGTTCCAGAATATGGCATCCAATAACGCAGAGCTGTTTGCTGAATACATCTCTGACATGACCCCGGAAGAAGCAGAGAGCTGGGGCATGAACAAAGAGTTTTATACCCGTTTCCTGAAGAGGGGCGCATTAAGCGCATTGTCAGATGGAGAAATCGATCTGGTCAACCGCGTTGCACTGGGTAGGTTTGTAACAGACAGCACAGAAATGTCACAGAGTGTGGCTGATTATGTGGTGTCATTTGGTGTACTGGCTGACCTTATGGACGCTGCCACCACTCGTGGCGTACTTAATCCTATTAGCTGGATTGAGCTGATGGCTCGTACAGCTACTGTAGATAGCTATGAAGAAGCTTGGAATAACATGCTTGATGGTCGTAACGTCAAGCAATCCGTTATCAAGAACCTGACTGAACTTGGTCAGGCAGTATCATACGCTGGTTCTCTTGCTCGCTTCATTGAGAACAACAATGGTGAAGCCTATGGTGGAACTGGACTGTTTAACCGTCAGGACCATGATCCCAACTTCCGTGCCTTGGACGACACCCAGTACAACATGTTCGATACCAGTACAGGACGCAGCACTGGCGTTCCTGTTACCAAGGGTAGGTTACAACAGTACCTGCTTGGCATAACACCGGGTAAGCTTGTAGAGCGGTTCACTATTGAGAAGCTGGACAATGCCTATAAGGAAGCTGTTAATGAGTATCGCAGAGAACAGGTAAGACGTTTCCTAGAAGCACCCAATCCTACAGAGAAAACCGCTATCGTAAGAGAGACTTTGTTGGAGATACAGGGACTTAAAGCGTTGCTTGCAAAAGAAAACCTTAAGGGTACAGTGGCCGCAGATTACCTGCGATCCACTACAGAAATGTTTACCAAAGCATTGATCAATCATCAATTCGGTAAAACTATAACCGTGGAGTAAGAAATGGCAGACAGACCTTCAATTACTACGTTCAATTCAGGTGGTCGTTATGATACTGCCACTCTTAACAGCAACTTTCAGGCTATTCGTGACGCATTTGATGTGTTACTAGGGCTGAACGGAACGTCAGGGGCTAATAACACGTTAACAGGTAACGTGGATGCTGGTAATAACCGTATCATTAATATTGCCCAACTAGAAGCAGCCGCCCTGCTCTTGAATAGTGTTAACATAACATCCTTGTTTGGTAATCTCAACCCAAGAGGGGATTGGGCTACTTCAACAGTATACGCTCTACGTGATATTGTGTATGAAACGGACACGGTGTATATCTGTATAGAAGCCCACACTTCTGGTACATTCTCCACGGATTTGGCTGCTGACAAATGGATGGTCTTTTCCAACCCTACATTGGATACCTCATTACCTGTCCCAATCACTGATGGCGGCACAGGCTCTACCTCAGCCAGTGATGCTCGCACTGCTCTGTCTCTGGTGCCCGGTACAGATGTAGAAGTGTTTAATGCAGACATACTTAAGGCGGATGAAACAGACACCCTTGAAGTAGGGTATGATGTAACTCCTAATGATGCTGGTACTGTGGCTAGTGGCACACTTACCCCAGCCTTCGCCACCAGAAATGTGTACGAATATGTTAATGGAGGAGCACATACGTTAGCACCGCCCTCAAGCGGAAGTGGCTCCATAGTTATTCAAGTAACCAACAATGGTAGTGCTGGTGCAGTAACTACGTCTGGATTTACTACTGTAACAGGAGACGCCTTAACTACTACTAACGGGGATGACTTCTTGCTGTTTATAACTAAGGTAGGATCGTTTTCACATCTTCATGTGGTGGCATTACAGTAATGAGTTTCCCTATTATAGCAGTACCGCCATTCTCCAACCCTACATATAATTATGGGGAGAGCAGGGTATCTGGCTCTAACCTAAGTAGTTACACTTTTTCAAATGTGACCTCTAATGCTACAACAACACCTTATCTGGCCGTAGTAGGCGGTTACGCAACCAGTGGCTCATTTTTTGATGTTGCATCCTCCACTATAGGCGGTGTTTCAGGCACTACTGTAGTTAGTCAGAAATTAAACGTCACCACAGACCCAGTGGCGTTTCTGGTACAAGCAGTTGTTACAGACACAACACCCGATGTAACTATCACATTTGACGGGACCATGAGTGTATGCGGAATAAGACTATGGTCAGTCCATGATCTTAGTAGTAATACTGCAAGAGCCACTTCTGGAGATTCTAATTCTGCAACAATATCTCTGGATTTAAATGTACAAAAAAACGGCCTTGTCATAGCCGTGGCTGGGCAGGTCAGTACAAATTCCGTGACGTGGGTAGGTGCCACTGAAGATGAAGCTAAAGAGGTCATTCAGACCACAACATCTTTTACATCGGCCTCTGACCTAATGAGTGCCAACGCTGCACCCTTAACACTTGAAGCACAGTTTGCAGCTAGCACGTCTAATTGTGGTGTAGCAGCGTTTTGGAAATAAAAAAGGGAGCCGAATGGCTCCCTTTAAGTTTAGTCTTTGTATTTTATATTCTAACCTGTTACCATAAGCCTCCACTAACTCTTCTATGATTTCTGTTGTAGGGTCCCACATTTTTTCTATGAGCTTCCCAACACAATCATAAACAACAATGTAATCAATCAAATCTGTTTTTCTTTGCGTCTCTTTCTGCTTTGGCTGTATCATTCTTCAACTTCTCCTGCATACTCTGATCACCTTTAAGCTGCTCTACAAATTTATCAGTTTTGGCCTTACGCTCGCTTTTAATTCTCTCCTTTTTGGCGAATTCTACATTTACTTCAAGAGCAATGGCGACAACAGGTAACTCCGTAATATCCTTGTTCTGAATATCCAGACCATAATTATCGTCCATAAGAACGTAGTGGTCAACTGCAGCAAAGTCTGTCGTGTCGTTGGTAACGAAAATGCGCCAATTCTTGTAGTGTTTAGGGTCTATGGACGCCACAAAGAAACGCACAAATTCATCTACATCCTTTGAAGTTGGTAGCTGAATAGCAGTACCAATCTTCTTTGCAGGATCACACAACCCGTTCTTATAGATGTAGACCTTCATGCTCGTCCTCCATACTTAAAGTTTTTCTGTCCAGTTCTTTCAGGTGGTCATACACATACCTGTAAATTGGGATGAACCCCACCAACCAATCTCCGTCATTAAGTGCGGAGATTTTTTTTATGGCGTCGTCTACATCAGGAGGTAGAGATGTCTCCTTGACTATATGACCTTCTTGTGTAACAAGCAATTTGAATTCAAGCAATGTAATGTCAGACACCACAAACACCTCCTTTACCACCAATTTCACAAATATCATGGGTCATGACATTCTCTTCAAATACTTCCCCGAGCTTATCAAGGGCATCATTGTAAGGCACACTTACAAGAGGCTGTCCACCACGGCTGCCATCTGGATAACACGTGAAGCCTCGCAGCCTGTGAGCATTATCAGCCAAGTACCTAGCAAACCTGTCAACATAGTCCTTGTTCTCCTTATACGCAGGTAGGTTAATTGTAGAGCTGATTCCCATATCAACATACTCTTGTACTCCTACCTGAAAATCAATACGTCGTTCAAAATCCTCCGCCAGATCAATGGCACTCTCAATAGCTTCAGGGTCTACCCCTTGGTTGAGAATAAGCTCATTTGCTGTGGAGTCGATGACGTATTGGTACTTCCATTTTTTTCCGTCTGACATGTAACGTCGTTTATAAGCAACTGCAAATATTGGTTCAATTCCTGTAGTTGTTCCTGCAAGGATACCAATTGTACCCGTGGGGGCAATCGCCCTAACAGCCACCGGTCTGCTAATATCCATTTTATCTGCTGTACTTTTTGCGACAGCGTCAGATACGTGTTCATATACACTTAACCACCTCCGTAGTTCATCTGTTACCTCATATTTATAACCCCGTTTAAGAAGCCATTCGTGTACGCCCATGAGTCCGAGGCCCAGTCTCCTATTTTTTGCACGTACGTCGTAAACCTTGTCATAAGGCAATTCGGAAACCAGTGTGCCACAAAGCAGGAAAATGGTAGCAAAAGTGACAACGTCATTGAAATCAGCAATGTCATCAATACGAGACATATTGATACTACCGAGATTACAAACGTCGCTATCGTCCTCGGAAGTAACCTCTGTGCAGGCGTTGCGGAGCTTTTCATTTTCCTTGTCGAAGAAGTTGAAAGAAAATCCCGGTTCCCCTGTACGAATTGCCTGCTCCACATTCTTTCTGAAGACATATCCATAATCTCCTGTCTTCCAGTAGTTCATTAACCATTTAGTGTTGTAATTAACACTTATGTTGGTTATGTCCATTGGAGCGTTGTAGTTGAAGTCAGCTTGCTTCAGGTCCCATATAGTCTTGTCTGTACTGGGTACTGGCATATTGTGCCAGTCCTTCATTACCAAAAACTTGTCTACGTCAGGATGATCACAGTCAAGACTAGCATAAAGAGCACTACGACGAGTGCCTCCCTGCATAATATGTCTGCCCATTCCATTGGTCATCTCCATCTTTGACAGTGGGCCTGAAGCTACACCACCAGTGCCTTTAATAACACTTCCTTCTGCACGGTACTTGGAATAGTCCACTCCGATACCGCCCCCGGTCGCGAGGCACAACTCAACCTTACGAGATAGGTTCCCCCAATCTTCTCTACTATCCTCCAACGAAGAGAGTAGGTAGCAATTATTGAAGAATTTCTTTGTTCTTCCGGCATAGTAAAGGTACCGTCCTCCCGGAATAAATTTCATTGTCTTCATAATATTCTTGATGGCAAGTGCCACGTCTTTTGAAACATACCTGCCACAAACATCATCTACAAGGGTAGAGCACAACTCATCCCAAGTCTCCGCACCTTCATGCGCGTACTTCTGCTTAAAAATGTCTTCTGCAAACTTACTACGGAAGACAGGATTCTCATTACTTTGCCACAAAATTATTATTCCTTTACAGCCCTGCTACCTTATACATAACCATACCTTTAACTTCTGTCATCAACTCATACGTTGCTCTCAGGCGTTCTGTAGGAGTTGCATCTGGATAATTTTCATCCAGATATTGCATGATTTCCTCTAGAATTTTATCTGCTGTTTCATCCATCACAAGCTTCCTTCTGTTTGCGGGTGGCAATTGGTTTAGGCCAAGAGAATGCCCCATACTTTCCTGCCATTGGATAAATTATTGTTTCCCTGACCTCTTCTAGTAACTTGAATAATGCCTTATTAGCTTCCTGACAGGTTGCATCTGGAAACTTATCCTCCATGTGCTGCATAATTAACTTATTAATCCTTGTTACTATATATTCCTCCTTATTCATCACAAGGGATTCTCCTGTTGTGTATATGTATGTGCTTGTTCAGGGTATCGTTGAATCATCTCTTTAGCGTGATTATCAACGCCCTGCCAGAAGGAGTTATCAACAGCCACTGGTGGTCTGTCATCAACCCAATTACCTACGATCATACTATCACGAACAACAGCCATACAGGCCATTGCTTTGATCACATGAGAAAGGCCACTGTCTGGGTCAATGTCCTCCCCCTCATACCACCGTGTAAGGTGTCGCAGTGCGGCATCGTAATACACAGAGGCACGAACACCTACACACCTATAGTTATGGCGTCCATATTTTCTGGCTCCTTCCATCATGGCAAGACCAAGCTCTGCCAATACTGGGGCTGATACCGTTGACATTGGACCCTTACCAATGCCCATAGCATCCTTTGGATTACTAGGTTTATTCGACGTAGTCATTGAACAACCCGTACACAATCAACTGTGCATCTTCAAGAGTAGGTACAATCCAGTTGACACTTTCCTTTACCACAGGATGTTTCTTCAACCTGTCATCGTCTGTGATAAGAATTATTGGTTTACCAAGGGCACTGGCCCAACCAATCTCAATCATTGTACCAAGACTGATACTCTTGATTTGCTCAGCAAACATACAGGCAATCATAAGATCACATGATTTTACATCCAGCATGTTCTTTGAATAAATAGCCTTATCCGAACCAAAACAGATACAGTCCTTAGCAGCAATGCCTTCCTCATCATATACTTCACCCTCTCCAATCTCAGGCTCACACCGCAGAGGGCTAATCATCCTAATGTTGGTATTCTTGAAGTGGTTCTGCAAATCTTCTCGCCACCATTTCGCACTTTCACTTGTATGTCCCGCTATAGGACCACCTAAATATACATATTTTTTCATTAGGAAGTTTTCTCCAAAATAGTAATATAGTCAAACTCTTCGTGTTTAGCCACATCGGTGTTTGCCATAATTTTAGCATCATTTGAGTGTTTACTTAAATGGCTTATAAATTCACCGACTGTCATGCCATCTAGATCACCGTAAACACTAAACCTATCCACCACTTCATATGGAGATGCATAATTTTTCATGTTCCACCTGTCATGTCATCATCATCATAAAAGTAATACGCCGTCATAAAGGCTAATACTACAATAATACTTACTGCCCATATCATATTATGCTCCTAAAACTAAAATTATAGTCGCTATAAAGAAGATCAATACATATACATCCTCATGCATAGCGCCGCTTTACTTCATCTATGGATATAAACTCAGGGTCGTAACAACCATCCTTTACGTTGTGGCAGATAACTACACCCCTCCACCACAGATTGTTAGCCTCTCCTGCGTAATCTTCCCAATGCTCGAAATAGCACCCACACACAAGACCCATGATACGCTGACCATCTGCACGAGTACGCATGGCAAAATCAGCAATGTGACTGTGTCCTACAGTGCAGGATACAAATTGTTTCTTCAGCAGGGAGGCTGCTGGGTGCTCACCACCGATGGCTAACCCTTTGATACCAGATGTAAAATAGTGTGAGTACATCACACCGTCTACCATCACAGGATGTAGGAAGTCGTGTACACTCCAACCATGCTCTTTGAACCTGATGGAGCGCCATGAGATTGTGCCATCAAGCTCTGGACTTAGTTGTGTAGCACGATCAATGCGCTCCTCATGATTACCCTGTAAGGATATTTTACGAGGTTTGTATTGGGCCTTATGGTTACGTGCTTGCTGAATATTATAGGAATGGATAGGGTTCTCAAATTTATTCAAGGCATCATTGGCAGCCTTAATATCATTCGCATAACGGCGCCCCTCAAAGGATCGTCTACCACGATCATAAGATGAGAGGCTCGGCATATCCGCCCAATCTCCAATGTTGACAATAACATCTGGCCTACGATCCAGCACCAGCTTACCAAGCCAAGTATACCGCTCATTGGATACACCGGGCTTGGCATGGCTGTCAGGTATAACTAGGTGTGTGCTCATTACGCACTACCCTTGATGTCTTTAGCCCAATCTGGTGTGTCCTCTTCTGACAAATACCCTTGCTCTCTCATGTAGTTTACATAAAATTCAGAGATAAGCTCAGGCTCAATACGAAAGATTTCAGCCAGACCAATTGCAATGGCACGTGCATAATCAGATGATTCTGGATGGGAGCGGATACGGAGGTCACAGAATGCAGGATTATCTGCTGCATCCCCAATCTCCAATGTAACCTTTCCGACTCTTACTGGTACGTCGTCTATTTGTTCTTGTTTTTGTTTGTCCGACATATTAACTCCAAAAAATGTTGCGCATCAAGTAATACCATAGGACGCTTCCTGTTCATCTTCAGTACGACCACAGGCTCAATAGCCTTGACAGCATTACTTTTTGCTTGGTTATATATTGAATACAAGGTTTTGAAGATTTCCTGATTCTTGCATTCAAACGTGTACGGTATAAGTTTCCGTGCACGTGTACTTA